TTAGGGAGTGGGGGTCTCGTCCTCGGATTTCTCCTGGACCGGCTCGTGAGCCTTGGCTAATCTCCACACTCTGCCAAAGCAATCAGGGCACAGCATAACCGGTCTCAGGTAGCGCGGTTCAGTCTCCTCATGGCACCCCTCACAGTAATAGGTAGCTATTGGACGAGGTCCCGTAACAGCCGCCGGCGGTCCTTCCTTAGCGATTTGCTGCATCTCCTCCAGGGTTTTATCAATCAGTTCTCTAACCTCTTTGACTGGGAAGCGGTACACCTGCTGCTTAGAAATAAGCTCGTCCTGTTGGATGGCATACGGCAGGCGGCTTATCTCAAAAGCATGACCGACACCAATGATACCCTGGTCAAGAGCCTCTTGAACCGAGGGGGAAGCCTGGGAAATCTTGATGAGCTTCTCGATGTAATTCCGGGTTAGACCGGTCTTTTTACTGATTTGGTCGGGGTCAAGGTTATACTCCTGGTATAGAGCCCCAATAACTTTTACCATCTGAGATACCGGGGTTTTACCCCGGAGATGGTCGAGGAATATGTTTTTGGTCAGGACATCTACCATGTCCCCGGGGATAACCACCACGCTAATTTCCGACTCCCCGTTATTTATAGCCTCCTGAACCCGGTGCAGACCATCGCAAAGAACTAGCTCCTCCTCGATTTCGTAGCAAATAGGGGGAGTGATTTGACCTACCGCTTTGATGGACTCTTTGAACTGCTGATAGAGCTCCTCGTCAAACTGGGCGGTTACCCTCATCTCAGGCACCTTAATATCATGTGGGTTTACTGGGCGTAGCTTCACTTCTCTACCTCCTCTATAACGTCGCTTTCTATCCCTACATTCCCATAAGCGTCCCAGGAGAACTCCACCCCTCCCCTATCAATCGTCCCGTGAAAAGTCTCGCCCCTTATCCTGCGATACGCTTCCATCAAACCCTCCAACTCCAAGAATTGCTTACTTGGTATTCTGACTTTCATTTAGTACTCCTTTCTACAGGTTACTTACGTGCACGTCCTCCTCGGTATGAGGCAGTTCTGCCAAGGAGCTCACCAATTTCCCCCCAGCTGAGGCTAGTCCCGCCACGCAACGCCTGGGCTACCCGATGGCGAATTCGAGCGATGGTCTTTGTCCGTTTTCTACTTCTGAGGACTTCGAGCGTTATATCCTCTTCTCGGCAGATGTTATCAATGATAGCCTGTCCCTGATGAAACATAAAAGCACCTCCGAGCAAGATACTAGCAGAATATCAACAAGAAGTCAACTATCAAGAAGTTATCAAGATGTTATCAACAATTTTTAGACCAAATGTGGATAACTTCAAAACGGCTAGGCACGGTTTCTCCCCTTTTTGCGCCGAGAATATTTTTTTATATCTGGTAGCTCTCCTCTCTATTATTATTATATCCCTATCTCTAATAATAAAGGGTGGGGGGAAAGGGGGGTTGTTAAGGGGGGATTTTGCCCTGTTGATAACTATTCCCCCTTTACCTGCTTGTCCAGGTATTTAAGCAGCTTCTTGTCTTCGATAACCATGTAAAATTCTCCAGGGCAACAGCTACACATAAACTTCCTCATCGCCTGGTCAATTCCTGGTGGCGGTTTCCACATATCCACGAAGCTCTCTCCCCCGCAATCAGGGCACATCTTTATGCCTTCTAGCGTATACGCCATGTTATACCTCACCCCCTTTATCCCCCTCGGTCTCCTCCGGGATAAATACTACCCAACCTGGAGCCCGGATAGGCTGCTTATAGCCAGGTGGTGTGAATGCCCTGTGCAGGCGGCAATAACGTCCCTGGGCTTTTAGTCCTTCAAGCATAGCCTGAGCCCCGACTTCAAAGGCTGCTCTATCAGTAGCAGATAGTTGCTTTGAAGCAATCACAACAAGCCAATCCCAGTTAGGTGGTCGATACATCTTGCTCCTCCCCGATGGGGAAGGCTCTCCTCAGCGCCTGCCAGTCGGCTCTCTTCTGGGCTAACAGCTGGGGGTGAGCTGCTACCACCGGTGACCTCAGCTTAGTGGCATCCCTGGGGCTCTTGGCTTCCACCTCCTCCCTGGTAACTACGCCATAGCCGACAAACTCATTACCGGTTTCAGTTAGTTTCACCTTGCTAATCCAGACGTGGGCATTTTCTAGAGCCTGAAACTCTTTGAGCTCAGCCTCTCTGAGGGGTCGAGACTCCAGGGTATAAGGCACATTAGTCTGCAGGGCGTGATATAGATAGCCGTCTATGGTGATATAGGGCTTGGAATACATCAACACCACGTGGCCGCGCTCAGGGTCCAGGTGATACTTGTCGGCATATTCGACCAGGGCTTTTATTACCTCAGGTACTAGGAGCTCACCGGTGCCCAGGTCGGTCTGGGGCACCAGGGCGAACTCAGGCAATGGTTTTCCTTTGCCTTCTTGCATGGTTCTCCTCCTCTGTGATTTCTTAATGTTATCCTCAATAAAGGACGGCAGCTCCTCGCCGGCCTTATACCCCTGGGTCAATGATAGCTGCCTGGTAACCGCGTCAGGGTAATGCCCTTCATCACCGCCACATCTTAGTGTCCATTGCTTCTCGTGCCAGGCTACCTCAAGAGGTGTGTGGTGCTGGGCGCAGACATTGAACTTGGCTATGTTCTGTAATCGGTCATAGTCTCCTTTTATCATTTCCGAATTCCTCCATATAATCAGCTACCCAACAAGCTATATCATATAAGGGTGCTCTAAACTCTATCCCCTCTCGCTTTTCTATGCCGTTTAGAACAAGCTCAATGACATAAACAATACGCTCTCTTATCTCAACATACTCACTTAAAAGCATCCTCTGCCTCCTCTACTTCCTGAACTAGAGTTCGTGGGGCATCTTGTTCACGATGGCCTCTATATAGTTATTAAGGGAGCTCAGGTTAGAGGCTATCCTGGATACCTCACAGGATTGAGTAGTAGGATGAAACCAGGCGCACTTCTCTTTGAGACAGTAAGTCTCACTAATCGTAATCTTACCAAAGCTAATCATAGCTGCCATATGGAATAGTGGGCACTTCATAGTTTTACCCTCCTTTCTTTGTAGCTCGTCTATAAACTCTCTGTCATTACCGGCGCTCATTTACTTCTCGGTCTCTCCTGGTAATCTATCTGCCCAGAAGCCAACTCTTTGTTTGCGTTCCTCCTGAAGTTGCTTCAAGGCTTCAATGCTCAGTCTGTCAGCCTGCGCAAGCTTGGAGCCCGGCTCAAAGAAGCTGTTAGCAAAGTCTTTCTCTTTAATCCTGATAGCTTCATCTATGGTCATTTTTGGTCTCCTTTCTTAGTCTCTGTTTGTAGCTCGTTCTCATAGAACTCCAAAAAGCTAAACATATCTATCTCTCGTTGGAAAAACCGCCGTAACACTACTCGAGCACACTTTGGCTTACCTCTTCCCCCTGCTTCTGGATACAAAAAGCAAAGAGTTTTTTTAGCTATCCTCACCTCTTGTAGCTTTACCAGTGTTTCGTCTCTCTTCCTCTCTAATTCCGCAACTTCATCTGGGGTCATTTTTGGTCTCCTTTCCCCAGGGGCTGCGCTGACTTAAGAAGGTGGCTGGGTCCCAGGGTCTTTGAGACATTGTCCATCATGATATATAGGTCCAGGAGCCGGTCTATCGCTTGAGAGAACGTCTCCTTTTTCTCCTGGATTTCCTCCAGCCGGTGGTAAGTCTCATCTTGTAACTTTATCGTCTTGCTCATATGTTTTCTCCTCCTTTTACTATTCCTCGGTCTCTCCTGGTAGTAGCTGCATGAAATAGCTAATCTTATGACGCCGGTGCAATTCAAATTGTTTCAGGGCTTCAATGCCTAGCTCCTCAGCTTTATTCAAATCCATAATATCAACACTCCCTGGGTCATCGATGTCTCGCTTCAACAATTCTTTAGCTTTGGTAAGGCGCATCATCTCCTCCTTCAAAGGTTTCTTACTAAATACCAGTAGGCAGCCCCAAGTAAGAACAGCACTCCGGCGCATAGCCCGGTTAGAATTATCAGCGCCTGTATGTCAGTCATCACTTTATTTTTACCTTAAAAAGCAAAAAGATGGCTATAGCTACCCAGACGAGGGGATTTAAGAGCACTAAAAGAAGGAAGCCACCAATTGCTGCTAGTATGTCAGTCATCATTCCTTTTCGTGGGGCATCTTGTCCCATATCTCTTCAAGTGCTGCCCTGATATACGAAAGGTCGTATGATTCGGTTACTTTTATACATCGGTGATTCCGCCTATCCCACCAGGCGCACTCCTCTTCGAGACAGTCCTCTCTTTCTAAAGTATCTTCACCCTCATATTTCACCAAGTGGTAATTAGCTAATGGGCACTTCATAGCTCAACCTCCTTTCTGCTTATAGTATACCACATAGTAAACTCGGTGTCAAGGGTTTACTAGAAAACAGCTAGAGAAGGGACGCACTATAGTGGTTATGGGTATAAAAAGTCCCCCTCTCCTTTGAAGGAGAGGGGGATAGTCCTTGTCCCACCCTACACCCGTTTACCCTATTTGAGGGCGCTCATAGAGCCCATACAATATATATCACCTCCTTATTCCAAGGTGTAATACCATTGACCAGGGCAAGAAAACGCTCAGATTTTGACTACAGAGCGTCTGGATTATTCCTCCTCGTCCTCCTCCTCATCTTCCTCGTCTTGGTGCCTCATTTAGCTTTCTTGTCCCTAATCCTCTGAGCGAACTCTTTAGCGCCAACTTTAGCAATGCCACTAGGTAAGATAACAGTCTTCATTTTACTTCGCCTCCATATCGCCACTTAGCCACCTGGCTATCATACTCAGTCTTAACCCTCTGGAGCTCAGCTTCTGCCCGGTGGAGACTCAGCCGGAGCTCATCCCTCTTTTTAGTAGCCGCCTCGGGTAAAGCCTCATCCTCCATCAGACCCCTTTCCTCAGTCGCTAGCGCCTCTTTTAGCGACTCCACGTCTTCGGTGAGCCTTACTACCTCAGTGGCCGCTTTCTTTAGCTCCTCAGGCATTGGCTTTGCTTCCCTTCCTACCGCAATCTTATACTTGGTAGTTAAGTCCTTAAACTCCTCATAGGTTTCGGGACTGCCGGTTGCTGCGGCTACTCTTATATCCAGGATATATTCTGCCTGCTCTCTAGTGTAGTTCAGGTCCTCGAGTAATTCAATACCTTCCTCCCGGGTTATGACCCCCTTCTTTACCCCGGTGTATATCTCTGACTTGGTTAAATCCCTTTCCCCCTGGACTTGTCCAGCCTCTACCGCCTTCTTTTTGGTCTGTAGCATCTCCTCTACCCGGGCGGCAGGCATACCCAAAGCTACCAGCTCACCTCGAACATCATCCTCAGTTATCCAGCCGTTCGACCACCGGGTCATGAGGTCAGGGAAGGCAACATATACCTTTGTCCACAGAATGTAATTATCGAGGTTAACACCGCGATAACCCATACCGGAATACAGCCGGCGGAGCTCCGTCTCATCTATTGTCCTCATATCCCACCATCGCCGGACATCAACCCTGGTGGGCCAGGTGTAGGCCGTCTGAATTAGTAAGGCTCTCCAGTATGGAGTTATCTCAACTAACCTGAACCATTCCCAGACATCATCCTCAGTTAGTAAACCTCTATGGAGCATCTCAACTATCTGCATCCAGGAAGCGTGCTCCCAGTGGGCACGCCATTTATTTACCATCTGCTCTGGGCTAACGCCTATTTTGGCGAAGTCGGTTTCCTCATAATCAGGCAATTCATCATCCAGCCCATACTTTGCAATCATATCAGGCTCGTAGACTTCCCTGGCCAGCCACAGAGTTTGCTCATCGGCCGTTGGAATAAACAGGGTAAAGAACTTCAGGGCTTCTATCCTGTCATCATCCCAGCCCTGGTCTTTGAGGTCGTCAAAGAGGGCGGCATACTTAGCCGGGTCTCTCCTCCAGGCGGTGATAACTGCAAGTGGGTCTAGCCTAAATGAGTGAGCTAGCTTCTCAGTCATATATCTAGCTTTCGCTGCCCAGGGAGTAACAGCTCCCATAGCAAAACCTACTAGCATAGCGATTAGGTAAGGCAAGAGAGCAAGAAGATGGACCGCTTTAGGCTCTTCGGTAGCTTTGCTGAAGATGTCTCTTATATCATCAGGCAGTCCTGGTATCTCTTTAAGCTTGTTCATAGAGGTCTTGACCTCGGCTCTCAGGTCAGGCTCCAGGAAGTCCATGAGCTGCACAATACCTTTCTCTATCCAGGAAGCCATCCAGCCTCTTAGCCTGTCCTTCCACGCCAGGGATAAACTATCAATCCACTTCTTAAATCTCTCGCCAGCAGCCATATTATTCCTCCGGTCCTAAGAACCAGTCAGTAAATCGAGCCTCAAGCCATCCGAGGGGGTCGGTAAAGAACTCGACAACCTTGTCTCTCCAGTCCTGCCATCCAGCCCAGAAAGGTTCTCTCAGGGTAAAGGCGGTATCTATCAGCGCTGATATATCTATTAGCCTATCATTCCACCAAGTGTCGAGGTTAACCAGGACATTTCCCCACCAGTTGGTAAACCATAGCCATAACTCGTTAAAAGAAGATATCTTAACTTTCCATTCATCCCAGGCTGCCTTTAGTGTGTTAAGGCTCCTCTCGAGGGCATCAATCCAGTCGGAGAGCCAGTCCTCGGCGGCGCTAATCCAGCCTTTTACTGTTTGCCTGGTATCGCGCCACCAATCATCTATCTCCTCTCCAACCCATTTCCACCACCTGTCCCACCAGTCGATAGCATCTTCCAGGTCAGGAAGCCAGCTCCGGATGAGGCTCCTGATATTGCTCCAGGAGAGGATGTCTCCTATCTCATCAGCAGCCCACTCTAGCCAATCTCCGAAGTCAGAGAAGTTGCCGGCCAGGTAGTAGAAAAGGTAGCTAAGCTCATAAAAGAAGTCAGCGATTAGGTAAAAAGGCCAAACCCAACCTCGAACCTCAAGGAAGACCTCATAGAACCAGTCTGAGACATCTCTCAGTCTCCGGACAATCCAGTTCATAAAAGACATAGCAACCTTACAGGGCTAGGATTTTATCAGCTTTACTCGCCGTGGCGAGTAAGATAGGCGCCGCCTTCTCCGGGGTAAAGTCCTTCTCGTCAATATCCACAGTCAGGACTGTCTTACCTTTGGTCTTGATGGTGTGTCGGTAATACTTCTCAATCCCTGTTACCTCTCCCGGTCTTATCATCTCGTCAATCTTGAGAACCTTGTATTCTGCAGGCATCACTTCCCTCCCTTTTTTCTATCTATTATTGCTTTAAGCTCATAGCCTCCCAGTCCAGCCAGGGCAGCGAAAGCCAGTCCCAGAATAGCGCCATTAACCCCCTGAATTAAGGCTAGAGCCTCAAGCCCAGCTATGCAAATCATCGCTACTATAGGTGTCCACTTCATTATTTGCTTCCTTCCTTTATTAAAAGTGAGTTTCTACCCCATCCATTCGCACCGCCCACTGGACAGGATTTGTCGCATCACCAGTAACGGTGATTATCAGTGCCTCATTAGTATCATCTGCGGTAACTGCCACATCCCAGGTAGCGTCATCCTCAAAGACGGTGGTAACGGTGCAGTTGGACATCACCGTGTTGTTAGCCCCATCCCTCTTGATTATCCCCACCACGGTATACATCGCCACCTCATTGGCAACATTATCCCTAGCCACTATTGTCATCTTGAAGGCTAAGGCTGAAATGGCTCGGATGGTGAAGCGCTTACCTGCCCTAGCACGCAAAAATATCTCGGCTGGTGTGGCATCAGTAGTAGTTCCAGCCCAGCGACCTTGAACTACATTGTTCTTCTGAGTAGATAGCCCATCTATATTTGTTGAGGTTTCGCCATCTCTCTCGGTCTTTGAATAATAACCCAAGGCGATGCTGTATCTTTTTACATTAGAACTTGCATGAGCCCCGATTGCTATTCCATAATCTCTTCCCTCGGTTTGGTATCCAACTCCTACCCCATAGTTATATCCATCTGCGGAGTAGCCAACTGCTGCACCATAATTATATCCGTAGGCAGTATCTCCAAGTGCTGCCCCTCTTGTATATCCAGCAGCAGCTTCGCCAATTCCTACACCATCACTCCATCCGCCAGCCCCGTATCCTACGGCCACTCCTTTGTTATATACCCTCGCTCCACGCCCAATGGCAACATTATACTTCTTGTTATCATCCTCACCTGTTCCAACACCTCTGCTAATCCAATCCGTCCCATCAAAGACAAACTCCTTGACTCCTCCAGCATATATATAGTCTAGGGAAGTTGCTGCCTGCTTTACCTCTAAGGTATGGGTATCGTTATAATCTCCATTGTGCCTGATAACGAACCTATCTCCAGCAGAGGCACTGGCAGTATCAAGGGTGATATCCCTATCGGCTCCACCCTCATCTAGATACTGGTATATCTTATCAGTGCCAGGGGTCAGAGTTTTATCTCCCGTTAGAGTCTCTACATTGATGCCGTATAGACCGCCAACGGATATGAGTCTCGCTTCAGGTAGCCATAGACCACTGGCAGCGTCCCAGGTAAGAGAGTCATTATCGGCTGGAGCAACAGGATTTACATCACCTAAGTCGCCGAGACTTATCCCAGCCATATCTATCCTGAGCAGCCCGGCAGCAGTTACCTCTATCTTACGCCAGCGCTCTGCTCCTGGCGTTGCATCCCAACCCCATAAAGCGATATTTTGCTCAGGCATTCTTACGTACTCACTCTAACTAGACCAGCGGCAGTTACCGCTAGTTTTACCCAGACATTATTTGTAGAGTCCCAGCCCAAGGCTCCTTTTTGCTCTCCCATTAACTAAACCTCCTATATCACGGTTCAGCCTGAGTAAGAATAAAATCATCAAGCCAGACATTACCAGCTACTGCTAGTATATTCTTTAAGCGACATGAACAAGCGACTTGAGAATAGGCTAAAGAATCTCGAACTTGATAGGCCTCATCTGTAATATCCCATTCCTTATCATCAAATAGTAACCTTACATACTTACCAGTAGTGAAATCCACTACAAATTTAACTGTATGGAACATAAATGCTGCTGCACCTATTATCCCTGTATCGGCGATTTTAGTATCAGAGCCATCAGAACCTCTTATGCAGAGTTCTTCAGTCTCTGGGTAAATCAATACAGCAGCTTGAGACTCTTTTCCATTTGAAGTGCGGTTAATTTGAAATCGGAGGCTTCTATCACCTTCTAAGTAGCAGAAACTCCATTCCATACCTAATCTAAGGGAAACAAGTGGGCTGGCCCCTCTTATGAAATCAACACGTCCATCTATATCAGCTCCAGTATGTAGTAAAAGAGATTGAGCACCTGACCTAGCATAAGTATTATCATATCTACCATAACTACCTACCCCATCAAGCAAGCACTCTGCCTTTAACAGAGGCCCCTCAAAGTCATCAAACATTACTACATCACCACGCTTGTCATAGGTAACAATACTGCCGAGCCTAGCTGCTACCTCTCCCATATCTGATATAGAGGTAGTTGTCTCTTTAGGTGCATACATTCCGAAATCAGGGGCGCCTCTCATCTCCTATCCACTCCTAGTAAATATTCTCTTTGGTGATAGCATACCTAACAGCCCCTTGATAGCGTCCACTATAGCCAGGGATAGAATAGCCTTTCTAGGTAAGATTGCTATTCTAACTGTGATTTTGTGAGGGTAGGTATCATCTTCATTCCAGCCGGTGAATTTAAGAAGGTAAGGCTCAGCGTACATCTCGTAATAATCATTCCACGAGATAGGGAAGGTATCTCCTGCTAAGTCCATGCCTTCAACTGAGGGGACTATCTGTTTAGAGTAATGGTGTATAGTGCAGTGCGCTAATCGAGCGCAGCCGGGGGGGAATAAGATAGAGAACCAGGTAATAATTCCGTGAGCCAGGTGTAAGTCCTGAGTTACAGGACTGGCAAAGGTGGTATTCTTGGGAATGTTTATATCCCATGTCAGAAGCATTTTACGAATTAGTTGCCTATTTATTTACTTAATCTTTTAGCTACTTCTTCAGGTAAGTAGCCAACAGTGTAAATGTCTATATGAGCATCTACCTCGATAAACAGACCATTATAGCAGCGAATGGCAGGAGAAAAAACATAGTGCATATTCTCTCCTGTCTCAGCTTGCCATTTTACCTTCCCGGTAACATCTGTGCCATCCCTTATTGAGCAAAGCCCTATAGTATCTACGACTGCTGGAGTTAGTGTAAGCCAATACACCAGGGTTGGCTCACTCTCAAATAGTTCGCTTGCTACGGCGACTCTGGAAACAACATAATCTGTTATCATTTCTCCCCCTTAGAAAGGGAGGGGAGAATTATCTCCCCTCCTCAACTCTAAACTCCCTCTAGTACAGGATTTCCTCCTCTACCACTACTGAGACAGTATCGCCGCTAGTGTTCTCGGTTAGCTCCAGGCTCAACTTTGACATTTCCTTGGTGTCCAGCATACCCTCAAGGTCAGGGTCTAGGTCAAAGCCAATGACCAGGGAGGTCATGTAGCCAACGCCATTGATATTTAGCATGGCATGGCATATCTCGTCACTCAGGACATCTAGCCTACCATTGTCAAAGGTGTGCACTTTAGGAGCGTTATCAGTAGCGTTACTGTAAGGAGTAACCTGGACAGTCAGAGGATAGCACATACAGGCATCTACATCTATGGCAGTATCGGCTGCATAGAGGAGAGGATACCTCCATACCTCGAGGTCGAGGTTATAGTCCCTCTTATTCTGCCAGCACCACTCAAGAGGATTGTCAACGGTGACTGGGTGGTATTCCCCCTCATTTACCTCGACCTCCATTCTCGTGATATGTCCGTAGAGAGTATGCGCAGGTTCCCAACCCATAACCAGCAAGCGTCTAATCCGGTGTCCCCTGGTTATGGTTAACTCCTTGACTACACCAGTGCCCGTGGTGTCGTAATGCAGCCTCTCATCTGCTCTCATGTAGCCTATCGGTGTTGGGATAGGTTCCCCCATCCAACGCCAGCCGAATATTTGATATTGAAGCACCGTTGTATCCCAGTCCTCACCATCATCACTGGTCAAATTATTGGTGATGGCAATTTCAGGGTCAACGAACTTGGACATATCCCACATCCACTTCTTGTCTTGAAGTGACCGGCCAGCCAGTAGATAGAAAGTGACCATGTTATATTCGTTATCCCCTTCACCGTCCTGCATTTCGCAAGGTCTACCGAAATCAAAGAGGTTGAGGGCTAACATCTCTCTACCCCGCATTGACTTGATAACCTTAACACCTTCACTGGTCATTTCTATCTTGGTAATGCCTTCATGAAGCATAGGAACTAAGGCGGCGGCGTTTCGGTCGGCATCCCTTATATTCTGCACCCTAACAGAGAAGGCGCTAAAGAAGCCGGTTGTCGGCAGCTTGAAGCGATAGGTCTGCCCTACAGTCACACCAGACTCAGTATGCAATCGTTGTCTTAGCCAATATCCTCGCATTACTTACCCCCTCAACTCCCACCGCCGCCGGCAGCAACGCCGAGCAGGGCCAGTCTCTTAGCGTTAAGGGCTTTACCGACTTCCTCAACCCGCCGGTAGTTTGCCGGGTCACCCCGAGGCTTCCTGGCTGAGAGGGTTAAAGCGGCTATAGTTGAGAAGAACGGCTCGACTCCCGCAGTGTAATCGACAGAAGCGGCTGCCACACCAGGGGCAAACCTATCCCGGGCTACGTCCCTTATCTTCCTGGCAAACTTAGCTGCCCCGGCTCTGGCGACGCCTTTAGAGAAGCGCTCCTTAATACCAGGAGCAGTGATAGCCTGGTGGAAGTTAGAGGCGGCAGCAATAGTTTTGGTCTGCCAGTCAGAAGCCGCAGCCTCAGCGTTTCGGGCAAACTCATCGGCTGCTCGAGCAGCGTTATCCGACCACTTCGTGGTTGAAGAAGCTACATCTTTTACTTTGATTGCCACGATAATTCTCCTTATGTTTTACTTTTTTTTCATTAGACCGGAGCCTATTTATAGAATTTCCTGGGGTGGACATCAAAGAGAAGGGACTGGACATCCCATAGGTTCTCTCCTTGATGTCCAGTCCCTATTGACAGCGTAAGCCCAAAGTTCTACGCTTGTCAATGGACAACATGTTGCAGGTAGGAGCATGCTCTTATGCCTAGAAAAGAGCGAGAGCGCCGATATATCTCCGAGTACATGAAGAAAGCCTTCCCCGACATGAACTGGCAAATCAACGTGGAGCTCGGACCCATCCCCAAGGAATACGTTGACCGCTATGGGCTGGGCAAGGCGGCCGCCATGTTTAGACCTACCCGACCCAGGGTGGATGCGATAAGGTGGACACCGGATAAGTATTACCTCATCGAAGCCAAGCTCAGGGATATAAAAGCCGGCATTGGTGATTTATCCTACTACCGGGGTATGGTGGCCAAGACACCTGACCTCCCTTTTTACGATGGTCAGGAGATAGTTTACCGGCTAGTTGTGCCCTGGACGATAGACTGGATTGCCTGGGCAGCAGAGGCAGCCCAGGTTGAGGTAGTGGTCTTCTGGGTCGACTGGGTAGCTGACTACATTAAGGAGAGGCAGCATTACTTCACCGCCGAATACCGGGCTGAGAGAGCAGAGAAGATGGAGCTCAGAAGGATACTGGGGGTGGACTAATGAGAAGAGTTACAATTAGCCTAAAGGATGACCTCTACAGACAATTACAAGTGATACGAGGCAATAAAATTCAGGAAGAGCTACGGTCAGTTTCACTAACTGAGGTCGTGAATGAATATTTAGCGAAAGCCCTAAAACAGGAAGGGTAGATTAAGATATGCCACAAACAGTATGTCCCAGCACCAGCACCAAATACCAGTATTATCAGCTAAATGAGGTTGAGAGTAAGATTGGTAAAATGGAGGAGTGGGGAGTTTCCCCTACTGACCCAGGTTATCTCAGGGCAGTGCAAGAGCGAGGTGCTATACTGGCAAATGTAGGCATAAAGATACCCAGGACGTTCTTTGAGATTGCGAAGTCTTTTGGTATGTCCCCCGGGGTTCTCACGCTCTGGGAAGATGTTGAGTCAGGCTGGATGAGTGAGGCAAGAGAACGACCCGGTGCCCCACCGGTATATCACTATGTAGAGGATGAGGTGGCTATGGCTATACTGAAGAAGGAAGTAACGCCGGAGATGCGAAAATATCTGTTCACTCCAGACGACTACTTGGGGGAGTAATTTACAATGTTGTATAAATCGATAGAGTCGCCGAGTGTAAGAGTCATACGAAACTTAACAAATTTGTTAATGAACTACATCAGACTGGTTCCTGGGCTCCCGACCAGGATGCACTTTACCGATGATTACTGGGTAAAGAGACCCATAGCCGATAAGGAGAC